TTAAATCCGATGGATCACCAGGTAAAAACTTTAAATCTTTGTCACCAACATTGAAATCAAAACCTTTGAATTCTTGGTTGAAAATCTCTTCAGTTTTTTTCTGAAAATACTCAGACTTCTTGTAGCTCTCTTGCTGTGAAGTTTGTGTGTCTTGAACGTATTTCTTGTAAGCGCTATAGCCTTCCTTATCCTCATCTGAAACTGAGCTACCCCTTGACTCAAGTGGTAACTTGTACTGCTCCTTCTGATCTTCAAAAAACTTTTTAGCTTTGGCAAGCTCTTTCTTCTTGGCAATTTCTTTCTTCTTAATTTCTTTCTCTTCGTCAAATTCAGGATCATACCCAAATTTATCTTCGATCATATAATTAATATCCTCGTCATCCAAGTCTGACTCAGTAACTGAGTAGTACTCAGCTAAAAGCTTCTCTGGAGATAACTTATTGAAGTCTTTACTTAACCTCATAAAGTCATCAATACCTCTTCCAGTTTCTTTCTTATACTTTAAGAATGCTGATACATCTGAAGGTAATTCCTCATTAGTCTCTCTCTCCTTAAATAATTCATCAACAGAGTTGATGTCTTTATTGTATCTTCCTTTAATATAGGACAATACATCTTCATCCTTTATTTCTGGAGTTTCTTCAACTGCTGCTGGAGCTTCATCAACTACTTCAGGTGTTTCCACTTCAACAGCTGGAGTTTCCTGATTAAATTTCTCCTCGTGCTTGTCTAATAACTCTTGTTCAATTTCTTGAATAGAGCGTTCCTCCCCTGCGCCAATATCGCGCACTGTAAAATTTTCCATTTGATTTGATTTATTAAATTTATAGTTTTATGACAGAGTCAATAAATATTTTAATTTTGCTGCCTCACCCGAAAGTGTTTGAGCCATATTGCATATATCTGGGTATCTATTAGCGTCACCATAAACCTCAAGTTCATTAGCAAACATTAATACCTCATCTGTAAGCTCCATAGAATCTTGTCCTGACTTCATAGGATCAATACGCATACCCTTTATTCTCTTTCCAGTGTAACCCATTATCTTTTCAATAACTTCATCCTTGAAGTCTTGTAAGAAATCATAGAAAGCGCCTGTTGCCGTATGCTCTGCAAAACTTCTAGTCTCCCAGTGAATCATATGGAACTGCTCGTGAAACGTAGCTAATCTTCCTGCAATATCTTCTGTTGTCATATTTTTATTTATTAGTTATAAATTCTAATCTCAACTGTAAATGTAGTTGATGGAGTTCCAGTTTGTGTTCCATCCATATCAAAAACATTTAATATTATTGAATTATTTAATGCAATATTATATCTTTCTAAAGTACATACAAATGGAGTTCCACTATTATTTACTGTAGAGGTAATTAAATCTATTTTAGCAGCATTAATACCTGTAAAAAATCCAGTCTTTGTAATTAATATTTTACCATTTGAAGGATTAGTAATTACTGGAGATGTAAATCCTATTTCATCTGATAATACAGTAATTACAGAAGAAGTATCTATTTTTGCTCTCCAAACTTTGTAAGATTGCAAAGCTAAATTTCCTGAAGCATTAGGTAAGGTATATACGTGATCTCCTGTTACTGTTGAAGGTAAAACTATACTAGTAGAAGTTCCTCCTTTATTTAAATATATAGCATTTGATGATATTTCTACAGCTGTTGTAGGAGTTGCTATATTTGATACTAAAGCACTATTCCCACTTAATGTAGTTTTATTTGTTCCACCAGTAATTATATTACCTACATTTGCCACTTGCTGTAATGAAGCTCCAATAGCCTCAGCTTTCCAATAACCTCCTGATAGAGCGGTAAACTTATAATTTTCATTAGGTTTTACATCAACTTGAGATATGTTAGAAGAAATTCCAGTTATTGATATTTTAGCACTATCAATAGAGTCAGCTTTTATAGCAAAAGAATATGCGTTGTTATTTGCATAAACAATTATTTCTTTTCCTATTACTGTAGTAGTAGGTAAAATAACACCTCTACCAACTCCAGAGGTAGTAACTGTGTTTATATCAGCGGTTAAAACAGGGAAAGATACTGTAGCAGTTTTTGATCCTACTGTTGAATTACCAGGTAACTGACTAGTTAAAGCTACAGTCCCTGAAGCATCTGGTAAAGTTATTGTTCTAACTCCAGTTATAGTATTAGGATTTCGTAATTCAATACTACCAGAGCCCTCAGTAAATACTAGACTATTGTAATATAAATCAACACTACTTGAACCATAATTAACATTTATAAATCCAGGGAATATAGATGTAGTAAATGATCCATCTGTAACTGTATTACCTAAATCAACTGTTTGTTGTAGTGTTTGAGTCGCTCCAGCACCTTGAGGTCCTGTAGGTCCTTGAACTCCTTGAATACCTTGCGCACCCTGAGAAGCTAATAAAGCCCAATGAGTTGTGTCAACATCAGGATTAGTTGTTCCTGAAGTTGCTAGTATACAAAACCAAGAGGCTCCGTCATATCCTACAGCATCATCAGCAACATAAGAAGTACCTGATACCCAAGCACCTTGCCAATTTAAACCTGCTGGTCCAACTGGTCCTAAAGGTCCTGCTGGTCCTTGAACTCCTTGAGGTCCTGTTGCTCCAGGTCCAATGAAGTTAGCTATATCTTGTGCTGTAAATGGTTGAGTCTCTGCGTTTATTACAGCAGACTTTCTTTCTTTTAGGTTAACATTTTCTGATATACCTATAAATCTTGTTCCTGAGGTTAATGACATTGTTATTTTTTTTGCAAAGTTAGTAATTATTTTCTTATATTATCTTGGTTCAAACTCAGCTAAATCAAAACCGTCAAGGGAATCTTCTGTTGATTCAAAGTCTACAGGTGGTAAGTTGTTCTTACGCTGTTCAATTAACTTAGACTGTGTTGTTGCTTGTTTTAATATTCTGTTATCCTTAGCCTTCTCTTTCATCTCATCCTTAGATGTTATAGCCTGAGCCTCTACTCCCTTTAACTGCATATTCATCTGATACTCAATATTCATAAGTTCCATCTTAAGCTGTGCCTCAGACTTCATTTTCTCAATTTCGTATCCAATTTCTGCCTGCTTAATCTGCATCTTAGACTGTGTTTCTGCTTGAATTTGTTGTAACGCATTCTGAGCAGCCATCTGCTGAGACTGAGCATTAATTTGAGCTTGCATCTGCTGAGACTGCATAGCATTCTGCTGATCCTGCTCCTGCTTCTTACGTCTCTTAAGTTTAAGCAACTGGTTAGCTAACTTAATATTATTTATCTCTCTAATATCTATAGCATCCTCTAATGTGATAGCATCTCTTGAAAGTGCTACCTGAATGTTTTGTTCTAACTTAGCCTTCTCTTCCTCATCTGGAGACATCTCTATAAATATTCCAAAATCATATATATACATCTCCTTGATTTCTTCAAGAAGACTTACATTATACTTGCCAATCTGCATAGCGAATGTCTCTGCAAAATCAGAGTACTCTAATATATCTGCAACTCTATATGATATAGCCTCAGATAATTCCTTGGTTATACTTAAGCTTCCGTCTAATATATGTCTTGTTGCTGTGTTTGAATTTGCCGCAGCTAATTTCTGTAAACCAACCAATGAATTAGGATCTGGCATACTACCATCTCTTGCCTCATTCAGTCCTGTTACATCTCTAATCATACTTAGGTAGTGATTATAACTTCCTATAAGAGAAGCTATCTTACCTTGACCGCTATTAGAGTTAAGCTCCTGAATTGGAATCCTTGCATTATTAAATTCTCCATCCTGAGTATAACTTCTACCAATTACACTACCAGTTTGGAAGTATAGTCTAAGTGCATCCTCTGGATTATATGCCGCTCCATTTCCTAAGTCAACCTCGTTAAGACCATCGGCATCAATAAATACACCATCAGGTACAACCTTAGATATAACCTGCTGTAGTTTTAAGTGTGTAACCTGAATTAAATCAGCAAATGGTATCATACGTCTAACTAAAGACTCTATGTTACCTTTATACATCCTTGGTGCTGAAGCGATATAGTTTGGAAGAGCGTGTTGAGATGAAGACTTAGGTCTAACCATATTCTTAGATAGCTCCCACTTCAACATAATATTAGTACCCATTACCATAATACCATCATACCATACGTCAATAGTCTTCTCGATTTTCTCGAATTTACCATCTTCCATCATCTCATCAGGAGGATTAAACGTGTCGTCCTTCTGAATTATTCTAACCCCACCTGTATCTAAAATCTTTTTCTTGTAAACAAACTTCTTAGTCGTCTTATAGTTTACATAAAGTAATGTAGCAGAATCTCTACTAAACAAACTGTTCTGATAGAACTGTGCATTATTGTAGTAGTTGTACCAAGACTGACTATATTTTGATATCTCCTCTAACTGCTCGTTAGTAAGTGTAGGATCAATCTTAAGTAACTCAGTTATCGCAACAGTTTTTATTTCTCCCCAGTAGAAACAATCTCTAAAGTGCGGATCCTCTGTATAACTATGTACTACGTTAGCAGGATCTACATAATCAATCTGAACTCCACTCCCTGGAAGAAATTGATGTTTAACCATTCCTTTACCAAGAACAGCTAAATCGTAATCAACTCTGCTTCTTATATCTGAGTATCTATTATCTTCTAGTATTGTATTAATAGCAGTCTCCTCAGCAATTTCTATAGCTGGCTTATAGTTTATCTGCATAAACAAGTTAAGCTCCTCTGAGTCTTGAGGTAATTTATCTGGATTTGTATCAAATGCATCAACGCCAAAGCTATCCTTTATCTGATTTAAGATATCCTTAGAAACCATATCAGTCTCTATCATATCCTGATACTTACTTCTTCTCTCCGCAGAAACTGCATCCTGAGCGTAAGCCTTAACTCTAAAAAGTCTGTCAGACATACCGTTAACAACGATATCGACAAACTTTGGTATAATTGGAATTGGTGTCCAATCTAAGTTTAAGTGAGATAAGTCACCATCTACTGATAACTCATTTTTATATTTAGCAACTGACTGTTCTCCCCTTGCGTACAACCTAAGACGATGAAATTCACCCCACTGATTATAGAATTTACAGGTGCCACTGTCTTTTTTCATCCACTCATATTGCACGCTCTGACAAATTTGAAGACCGTACTCGTATGTTGCTTTTTCTTTATCTGAAACAAATTGACTTGGGAAACTTGCAGGATTAATGTTAATGGTTACATCCTTCATTTACTTTATTATTTCGCTATATCTTCCGTTGTTATTATATCTTGCAAATTTAATACTTATTTTTGAATCTTTTTTAACTGCTTGAAACGTACTTCTTTGATTAGCCATAATAGCTAATCCAGAACTAATTGCAGCATCAAACTTAGTTCTATCATTTATATCAAACTTAGCCCAGTCCTCTAAAGTCTTTGTAAAGTACATTGAACCCATCTCATCTGGATCTCTATACGTAGCCTCCAAATCTAATCCTACGTACTTCTCTATATAAGATTCAATTCCAGACGCGTGTGCGTGCTTAACGTCTTCAGATGAGTTAGGAATACCTCCAAGCTCTTTCTCTGTCTTAGAAAGCTTGTGAGAAGGTTTATCAGGTCTGTTTAATGAAAATGCTCTATACCCTCTTGTCTTAAAGTGATATAATAACCTCTGCTTGTTATTCTCTATAAGAACTGGCATACCGTAAAACACACACGCCATAAGGACATCCTCAAAAAATATCTCTGCTGTCTGTGGTCTTGCTATATACTCCAAGAAGAATTCATTACTTGGTGCATTATCCATATTAAACTTAGTCAGTCCGTGAAGTGAACCCTTAGATCCTCCACCACCAACTGTTCCAGATATATCGTATGGATCACATCCAAATGCTCCGATGTGTTCATTACCAGGATGCTTGACTCCATTCCTTGTAATAACATTATTCATAAGTTGATTTGATGGAATCCAAGATACTAAGAACCTACCCCTTACGTCTGGTGTCCATACAACTGTGCTATCCTCCTTTCCATCCTTCCAGTGAAATGAACCTCTTGTGAGAACTCTATCTTTTATAAGTGAATCGTTATAATCTATCTGCTGATATATCTTAGTAAGATTAAATATAGATGCCTTGCTCTCATCTCTAAACGCGTGACTCTCTGTTCGTGGGAACTGACGATAGAACTCGTTAAGCGCGTCAGGATCATTTTTTAAAGAATCAACCTCATTCTCCCAGAAGTCAATAGCACCTATTTTTATAAGCCTACCGTCAACTCCTTCGACTGGTGTATCTGGTTTTCTAAATACTGGCATACCGTATCTATCAATATATCCCTCGAAGTTCCATTCCATAGGAATAAACAAAGCGTATAGTCCAGTCTTAGTCTGACCGTTAGCGTTTCTTGTTGTAATCTTAGAGTCTTCATATAATTTCTTAAAGTTTCCTCCTCCCTTCTCAAGCGCGTTTACAGTTGAACCCATAAGACATTTACCAATAATCTTACTACCTAAACGAAGACAGGTCTTACGAATCCTCCATCCGTTAAGTATATTGTTTGGTTTATCTAACTTTCCAGACTCGTCCTCCACTAAGAACTTTAACTTCTCACCGTCATAGGAGTTATCAGATGTATTACTCCAGTCAATAGACGTGTCCAATCCCTCAAGATTTGAGTTATCGCTCTCGTACATATTCTTCTTAGTAATCTTAGATGCTGGCACTCGATAGGCTAACTCAGTCTTTGGTTTATCCATACCGTCCATAATAGGTTTGAAGAAGAATGGGTAGTTGCTTGATATTGGAACAACCTTATCAGTAAACATAGCCTTGGCATCTCCTCCTGTCTTTGAACATATTCCAATCCTTGCATTCTTTGCGAGTGTTGCCACGTTAACTGATTCAGACGATGCCATAAATGAGAATCCAGAACGTCTAATCTTAAGGTAAGTCATTCCGAAACACCTGTCATCAGCTCTACAAGCCTCCCAAAAAATAAAGAAAATCCTATTAGCCTCACGAAAGTCAGGGTGACCTACGTCAATCTTGGTCCACTGTAAGTACATATAGTGACTTCCTGTAATATAAGTTGGAACTCCATTATTCATAAAGAACATCCCTTCCTCACGTCTTACAAATTCATTCTCTATGTAGTCAACCCACTTCGCCTTGAAGTCCTTCTGCATTGTGTGCCACTGGAATATAGACTTAATATTCTGAAGCTCCTTTGGATAATCTGCTGCCTCCCAGTACTGCTTCTCCTTCCTTTCGTCCCTTTTATGTACTTTATTTGGGACGAGAGGTAGTGCAATATTTAATCCGTTGATATTATATATCTCTCCAATGGTTCCATCCTTAGATATTATGACTATGTCATACTTCTCATTGTATCCGTACTCCCACGACTTCTTGTTATTTCCTCCAGTTAAAATACCTGTTGGAATTAAGTTGTGGACTACGTTACTTAGACCTTCCCTCTGCGAATCCTTTGATTGTAGGCTCTTTTGTTTTTGACTCCCCATTGAGCATATCTTTTTCTAATTCGATTCTATTTAAAATTTCAAAAGCATCAAATATTGCTAATTTTTTAGTTGCGGCAGCGTTCTTTAATTTTTCTGGTTCAGGATCATCATCGTCACCGTTTAATATTGGAGACATTGCTACTTTTATCAATTCATCTACAGCTATTTTGCCAGCATTTATTATTTCTTGCCTAGTTGTTGTTGCTATGTCCATGTTATATATATATAAAATTACCTCTATTTGGTCTTGAACCATTCAACCAACCGCATAAATTACTATAATTTATAGAATGTGCTTCAGCAGCGTCTTTTATACAATTAAACACCTCATTTGTTTCTGTATTTAAAACTTTTTTAGCTAAAAAGTGATTCTCTCTACTTCTTTCTTTCGACCATTTAACCCTTAATTCTTCAGTATGAGTTTTACCATACATACCATGTTTTTTACCAGTTATAGCTAATGCTCTTTTCTTTTTTGTTTCTTCTGAATGAATCTGACCTAATACTCCATCTCCACCATTTGTCATATTAACTAATGTACCATTATTTAAATCTTTTCTTCCGTATAACTTTATAAATTCTACTTCTTTTTCTTTAGCTTGTTCCCAAGATAAATTATCAAATAATATTTCTATTTCATATTTAGTTTTATCAGCTATTTTATTCCAAAATAAAGATCTTCTACTTCCTGATTCATAAGGTCTATTTTTAAGTTTAGAAATTCCAATATAGAATACTTCGTTCTTATCTAATCTTATATGTCTATAAAGTATGCAGTTGTTTTCTTCCGTTAATTCCATTTGATTGTAATGTTTTTAGTGAACATCCTGTATAATTTCTCATTATCAATAGTAAACTCGTATTCGCTATCTGGTTCAAAAGATACCTCATCACCTTCATTTACTCCTAAATCTCTTAGCTCTTTATTAGAGTACTTAACGATTCCTATAAGTGGCTCGTATACTCCACCCTTGCTTATGTATGATTCACGAGTTTTTACTGGTTTTACAAAACAATACTTTGAATGAGTCTTCCACTCTCCTTTATGGTTATACATAAAGTACTGGTCCTCATCAACAAAGAATAGGTCATCCTTCAAGAAGCTAGTTCCGCTTCTCTCCTGACCTTTCATATCATAATAAATCTTAAATGTATTGTGGTGAACAACAAGTATGTCACCGACACAGATGTCGCCAACATAATTGCTTGGAACAGATATAACCTCAGCAAATCTATTCGTTGCTGTATGATCTTCTTGAGATACGCTTGTTATAAAGTTGATATCACCTATCTTCTTTATATTGTCATACCTCCTACCATTTGTAGGTTTAACGACAAAATAAAATGGAGATTTCATTAGAAGTCAATATTATTCTCTGTAGATATAGGCATACCTTCAAAGTTCTTCCATTTTTTAACTTCGTCATCCTTTTCGATCCAGATTTCGTAATCTCCAGTGATATCGTTCTTACCTATGTGATGTATTCTGTGACTTCCGCTAAGAACTTCCTGACCTACAATATAGTGCATAGCACCATTCTTATAGTCTGCGCCAACAGATATTTTTCGTATAACCTCCATTTGATTTAATTTTAATTTATTAAGAATGAACTATCTTTAATAAGTCATCTGTTCTGTATACATCACCATTAACTAATCCACCAGTTATAGCATCTGCATTATCTTCGTAAGATGGTATATCTATAAGGTTTGGCATAGTTAACGCTAACGTAATAATAGACGATATACTAAAATTCTTAGTCTCATCTGAATTGTTTACGTCAGTTCCAATTAATATATCATCCTCTGTAGGATTTGAAAGTGTAGGGTATAGACTAATCTTTGTCATCTGTTATTTCTCCTGTTTCTAAGTTTACTTTTACGTTACCGTATTTTTCTAATAAGTCAGCCTCTACTATTTTAAACTCAGATGACAACTTATCCATATCATTAAAAACTAAATTTTTTTGAGTTTGAATGTTACGATTTGCAATTTCTAAGTCTGATAATTTAGCTCTAAGTTCTATAAAGCTTTTGTTTAATTCTTGTAGAGTTTCTAACTCTTGTTTTTCTATTGTTTTCATTTTATTAAATTTTTTACAAAGATATAAAATTATATTAGATATTATAAGAAGCTATTTGCCCACCTGTTGTTGCTACTGTTGCTGCATTTTGTAATCTATCTCCAATACTATCAGCAGTAAATCCACTTGCAATTAAATAGTTCCAAAATTGGGCAGGTGTCATTAATAATGTACCCACTGTAGCATCTGTTCCAACACCTTGCAATACATTAGATGGAGATGGTACAATTAATGTTCCTGTAAGTTCACCTGATGCACCATAAGTAGTTCCAAATCTTACATTATTTGTAGATGGATTACCTAAAGCAACACCTGCTGCATATAATATTCTATTAGGTCCTGCACTAGTTTGAAATGTCCAACTTGATGTATTTGTGTCAATAGTTATTCTTGGTGCTACAATAGCCATTAAACCATTTGCATTTACAACATTACCACTAACCTTTACAAGTGTACCTGTTGCTGCTCCTGTAGTATAAGCAAATGATGCTAATATTGCAGGTTGTGTTGAACTAGCTGTAGTTATTCCTGTAACTGATATTGTTGCAGCACCTGTAATACTAAATAATGAAGGAACAGAAGTTCCTCCTGTTATATTACCTATTATATTAATAGTAGAACCTGCAGTATAAATAGCAAGATTTGCAGAAGCTAACACGTTACCTGTAATATTTAATGTTGATGCAACACTTGCATATATTGTTGCTGATGTACTTACAGTTATAAGGCCTCCTCCTGATGTAATATCTCCTGTAACATTTACAGTTGCATTAGCATCTATCCTTAAAGCATTTGCAATACCAGCTACTGATGTTAATGTACTAGATAGATTACCAATTACATTTAAAGTTCCTGCAGCTGTTACATATAATATTTGTTTTAAAGCTGCTCCATTATCAACTGTATAATTTCCTGTACAAGTTAATGTTCCTGTTCCTGATAGTCTTATAGCATTATAGTTTGTAGTATTTGTAAGTGTTAAGACACTACCATTAAATATTGCAGTATTTGGACTAGCTAAGTTCATTTCTAAAACAGGAGTAGCAGCACCTGCATAAATAGCAGGAGAAGCAGTACACGTTAAATTACCACCATTTGCATATATAAATTGTCCACCTACAGTACTCCCTAATACAGTACCTGTAGATTCTGTCATTTCAAATTCTACAATAGCAGGTGCTTGTCCTGCTGTAGCAACTGCAATTATATTTATTCTATAATATGTATAAGATGTTGTATTAGCTAAAATACCACTTGTGTAAGCAGTACCTGGACCACCTGTAACAGTTTCTAATGTTGTATATATTATACCATCATTTGAACCTTGAAAAGTCCAAGATGTTGGCAAACCTGTAGATCCCAATTTTGTAGCATATCTTTTTATAACCTTCCCACTTGGAAATTGATAACCTAATATACCTGTATTAGCTGTATTTGATTGCCAAAATGTAGTAGTGAGACCATCTTGATTAAAAGCTTGCCAAGGAGCACCAGCACTTGTAGAACTTGCAAAAGCTACACCACTAGGAGTAACATTAGATGTCATTGCAGGTGTTGCAATATTAGGAACTAAAACAGGAGGAGTTGTATTTCTTATAGATTGATTAGTATATGTACCATTAATAGTTACAGTAAAACCATTTGCATAAACATCATCAGCACTTGTTGGAACAGCTCCATTATCCCAAATTGCTGTATTACTATAATTACCTGTTGCTATTGCAAATCTTGTAGCCATAATTAAAGATTTTTGTCGTTAATAAAAGTCTGCAATGCGCCCATAATAGATATTGCTGCTTGAATAGCATCTGCGTCTCCGCTATCAAAAACATCCATATAAGTTATGGGAATAGAATTGTCAGGTAAACTTACTGAACTTCCATCTTCTAATAATCTATAAGGTGTTAAACGCATAGCTACACTTGCTCCTATATCTGTTGGTTTAACTAATGGAGAGATTGCTAAATTAATCATATAG